CAGGATCTGAAAACTCTTTGACACCCTGATACCACTGTTCTGCGTTTTCCCAATTACTACCCTGCAAAACGTTCAAGAATTTAGTAGCACCTACTCTGTTATTTAAGAAATATTCGTTATTAAATCGAGTTTTATCTAAGCAATCTTCAAAAGACTTTAAACCAGTCTTTGGACTATGAATGTGGTCGCATGCCCAAGTAGGAACGTCTAGCAACATTGACCAGTCCGCAGTAAGCTCTAACCAGTTAAGAATATCGTCTCTGGTCTTATTTGCAGCAGGTCCTTCAAAGTTTAACCAATCAAATTTAAGAACACCTTTACCGATCTGATAACCTCCAGAGTCTCCTAAAATCATAGTGTTTCCACGATCTCGTTGTTGGATCATCGACTCTTGGGTCATGCTTTTATTGAGGTCTAGTTGTGCATGACCTGCTGAATAAAGACCGTACTTGTAATAAAAATAGCCTTGCTCTGGATTAAGGAAGTTCATTCCTTCGATGCCGCGATCGAATCCTTGCGGAATTCGTTCATCTGGAATAAACTTTTCTAGACGTTGTTTAGCAACGTATGTAGAATAGAAAGAACTAATGGCCGGTAAGTATACCGCATAGTCCTTTTGTAATGGTGTTAAATCAACTGGTTGTTGTTTCATAATCTCTCGCTAAAATTGCTGTAAGTTCTAATCTTTGCTTTGCCTGTTCAAATTGTTCTAGTGCGATACGAACTGCTTCGCTATTGCTAGCAAGTTTATACCACTCTGTTTCTTGATCACGCTTCTTTCGTGCCCAATCAAGCAATGATTCTGCCTCACTATTGAGGCCCACTGACGCATAACCCATATTAAGTTGTACCCAAGTTGACCCATCGAAGACTTCCATATTCTGCGTGGAAGTATTGTATCGCATGTTGCCAACACCTTGTGAACCAGAATAATTGTTCACATAGGTGCTGGAATTGCTACTAATCACTTGAACATAGCGTCCAGACGCTGTGATGTCTTTGATCATTAAGCTGCCTGTGCTGGGATGATATACTTGTAAGTAGCGAGTCCGCTGTCTAGAGTGATCTGGATAGCGCCTTCGTTACTCAACGACATCTTAGTGTTGTTAACATCAGCAATCTTAAGAATACTTAGGATTGGAAGTACAGGCCAAGTCCAGCCGCGATCGAGTTTACCAGTTACACCCATAGCAAATACAAACTCACCACCGTGTGTACTTGCATCACCGAAAATAAATTTTAAGTTATCAGCTTCGGTACGGGCAAGAAAAGTAGGATGCTCGTTGTTAGCACCTGCCTGAAAGTTGAAACGCTGTACCGCGGACACAGTGGGCTCGATCTCAACATCCCACTTGACTCCGCGGAACTTAACGGTTTTCATCTTTTCGTTAATAATTTCCTGATTCATAAAACGATAATCGTTTTTAAAATCGCCGTCTTTGTTTTCGAAGTGAATACCGACCGGAATAGTTTCACCGTTACGCTCTGCACTAGTGATAGTGATTTTAGCATCTTCTTTGTACTCAGCACCATCTAAGAGATACTTGAGTTTATTCAATTGCGGCATTCCAAATGTACCGATCATGTCTGGATACGGATTAGCAGTTTCGGCAGTCATAATGACTGATCGGTCGTCGGCCATTGAAAAGATTTCGGTCTTGTTTTCTGCGCCTGTGATTTTAACTGTAGTTAAGAAGCCTAGGTTTTGTGTATGTGACACAATGTCTTGTAAGATATCTTTCATTGAGAATTCTCCATTAGTATATTAAGATTATATTTAGATCTGAAATGAAAATCAACCACGAAATCATTCAAAATCAAAAAGTTTGCTGAATGTATTGTCCGACCTTGTTGAACTGATGTCCCATTCCAAAACACCAATAAGGTTTTCTAACTTTTCGTCGATAACTGTAGTTTCCATAGTCGCATCGTCGAAGGGAAGATCTTTAAACCATTGAGGTAATCTAAGCTCGTCTACTGGATAAGCTACTGATGTATATCCCATTGGGTTGTCTTTGATCTTACAAACGATAACTTTTGCACCGTCTGTGATCTGCATACTGTACTTGTCATCCATCATACGCTTTAAAGTATTCCAGTTTAGGCTTGCTCGAACGTGCCCTGGCATGTTTGCTTTACCTGCTTTCTTTTCTTTGGCAGCGTATTCTGTAATGTTGTTAGCACGTTTAGGCGAACCCTTTTCCCAACCAGGTCTAGTTTTAAATTCAGTTCTAAACTCAGTGATATATTCTAGAACTTCTTCTTTAGGAATACCGGTTAGAACTTTAGTTAGAACTTCGCTTAGAAAGTCTTGGATAACAACCGGGGTATCTGACCGCTTGAGGTCGAGCCCCATGGCTTTAATCTTGCCTGGCTTCCCGTCGACGTCTGACCGTTTTCCTTCCTTGTCGTAGTAGAGCACTGCATATCGTTTTTTAGTGATGAATAATCCTTTGGAAGCAACAATCTCGCGACCTGCCTTGATGACCTCTCCTCTAGTCTTTGGGACGTGAAAGGCATCGGACATGAATTTGATAAATGTTCCATTTACAGTTTCTCCTATGGTATCGTATAGTTCAACAACAGTTTCCTTGGTCCAAGGAATCACGCCTTTCTCAATGTCCTTCTTTAGCGTTGAATACGCAGAGAAGTAACAAGAGTCTGTGTCACCGTAGATCACACTTTTTCCAACGTGATCATATTCTCCAGTGATAATTTCGTTAACTTTTGATGCCATATGCTTGGCAATCTGTCTACCAGTAAGAGTTGTGGACTGTCCGATTCTGTTATCGAAGAATCTACAGCCCGGATTAAGAATAGCACCGTACAATGAGTTTAGGTTAATCTTCTTAACCAACTGACGCTTGTCCCAATATTCTTCTTCAATTTTGTTACCTGCTTGGATACATTCTTTGAGTTTGGCCTGCATCTCTTTACGTTCTTTGTACCAACGTGCTAGAAGTCCAGGAATGATACCTTCTTTCTCATAGGTAAAGATAGTACCATTAGCAGAAATCATCCAAGGCTGATTGCTTTCGAAAATCAAATCATAGATCTGTGCCGCACTTAAGGTATCACTACCGCCACCTTCCCAATCGATAGTGATTTCTCTACCTACTTCTCTATTCATCACAGCAGTATATTCTAAACTACCAAATACACCTTCCCATGCTGATGCAAACGATTTCCCTTTGCCCATTTCAGCAGCAATGAAATCTTTAGTACCATCTTGACGCAACTGACCAACGATAGTTTCAGGACCCATGTTTAAGGCACGAATTGCACTAGGATATAGTGAGTTAATATCTAAAGAACCAATCCACTCGTGGATACCTTTCTTAGGATAAGCCACATAGGCACCTGCTGCCTGCGTATCGCCCTGTTCTTCCATCTTCTTACGATTAGGGACGATAAACCCTCTGCGATGGGCTTCGTTGATAATAGCCTGTTCAGTAACAGCCACAGCTCCCATTGTAGTCTGCAGAAGTACTGTGTTTTCGTGTGCGATCTTATTAGCAAGATCTAAGAACTGTAGTTTCTTATCTAGTTTATCTAGCAGTGCGCAGTCTTGTCTGTTATACTCAATGAATTTTTTAAAATCATTATTATATAATTGATCAAGAGTTCCTTCGTATACTGTTTTTGTCTCGCCTAGTTCGTATTCAGCAATCGCATCTAGTCGATATGAGTGTCTTTCTTCGTAGGTATATTTTCTATAAATTTCTAAAAGGTCTAAATGAACTCTGCCAATTAAGTCAAAGGTAACAGCAGTTTTGCCGTATTTTTCATATTCTCTCTTTTTTGGAAATTGTGTCCATAGACAGAATTTACGTGTATCTTCTTTGCTGAGTACTTTAATAACACGATTAACAGTATACGGAATATCGAAGCCTTCCGAGTTCCATCCACTTAACACATCGGCATCTTGTATTAAATCTAAGAATGTATCCAACATATCTGCTTCGTTGTCAAAAAGCATAGTGTTAGGAAATTCTTCTACGGCTTTTGTTGCTTCTTCCATAGACATAGTCTTAGGCGGAATAGCAAGACAAACAAGAGTATCCATCCATTGTAAGTGAACAGCAATAGCAGTAATAGGCATAAACGCATCGTCTGGTGATGCATAACCACGCTCTGGATCGAAGTCAACCTCAATATCGAAGAAAGCTACATTTAGTTTTGGAGCATCAACGTTGAGATAATGATCTTCTAGACAACGATATATGGGATTAATATCGCTTTCATATAGCTTTTTATTCGAATGAATTGCAAGCTCTTTGCGAAGTTCTTTGATGTTCTTGCAGCTTACACGGCTCAGCGGTTCGCCATGGATAGATGTATATTTCCCTTTCGGGTCTTTAAAATAAAAAATGTGACGAGCAGGATAGTCTTTGTAATGTCTCTGACCTTTGTCGTCTCGTTCAACAACGAGAATCTTATCCTGATCGCGATCATAGAAAGCGTCAACGTAACTCATATTTCTCCATATGTGATTTCCGGCTCACAAATACCTAGTATGCGGATTATGGCCTCGCCTACCATTGCACACTTATTTATAACATCCTAATCAAACCGATAGTATCTATGGTTGTTAGCAGGACATAGTTAGCCAACATGCCAAACGATTTCCTAGTATAAGCAGCCCAACCATACATAGCGCAACCAGCAATCCAGATAGGATATAGTACAAGTAAGGGAGGATTGGGAACTGTCGCAGCCATAGTAATACTACATCCAATCGAGATAGCCCAAGCCAGGACCTCGACCACGAAACGAAACGGGTGAGACTTCCAATCATCTTTGATCCATTCTATAGTTCCGCCGAACATATTTGCTAGGAAGTTCATTCACTCTCCGGCAACCTCTTGGTAACACCAAGGATCATTTCAATTTCGTCCCATTCTTCTTCGTGTGACTTCCAATTGTCTTTGTGTGCGATCTTAATCGCTTTGTTGATGATGGAAGGCTTAACTTGCAGTTCTTCTGCGACTGCTTTAACAGTTTCTTTGAGACCTTCTTGCAGATCTTCAATCTCACGAAGAACATTAGAACCTTCGTTAATGAGGCGCTCTAGTTTTGCTTTTTCTTCGGGACCGTACATTTTAGCCATATAAATTCTCCTGTGATAGGACTATTATATAGCCATAAAAAAAGCCAGTCAATGGATGACTGGCTTTTAGTTAGCGTTTGGCTAAATTACTTTTGATCTTCTGCTAGGACGTCGTACATTTCAAAACGTCCACCGTTGCGCTCATAGATCATAGCAGCAAAGATTTCTGCTTTTTGACTTTCTTGAATTTTACTAGCAGCTACACGGTTAGCCCATGACCACAATGTTTTATCCATTGGATCGATTGCCTGCTGTCCGCCGCTCTCTTTAACAATCTTTAGCATGTCTTTAAGTGTTAGCTTTTGCTCTACGCTTTCGGCTACAACTTTCTTAGAAGTTTTTACGCTTTCGGACGTGCCTTTCTTTTTGGCAATAGCTTTCTGCAGTCCAGGCGGAAGTTTTTTCTGAGCTGCTGTCATGCCCTTAGTTTCTTTCTTCTCGCCTTTGCCAGCGTCCTTAGAGGCCTTTTTCATCGGCTCTTTCTTGTTGCCATCTTTGTCAACATCTAAGAAGTCGGGTTTTGCTGCTTCGACCATCTTGGAAAACTTAGCTTTGAACTGTTCAGCATCGATCTCAACATCTTCCATCTTGTGACGAGTAACTGATCCTTTACCGTGCTTCTTTTCCCAATCTTTACTTTTCTTTTCTTCTGCCTTGTCAGCAGCTTTTTGTTCTCTGCGCTCTGCACCAGACATAGCAGCTTTGCTAGCTTTCTTGGCAGGCTCTACGTGATCGCTACCGTCGTAGTCTTTGGCAGTATGCTTAACACCAGTTTTGGTCTTTTCAATAGTACCGCCTGTGGAAGATTTTTTAGTGTCACCCACTTTCATTTCTTCTTTAACAGCACGTTCTGCGATGAAAGATTCTGTTAGCTGTGTGACTCCTGCTAGAACACGTAGCTCAGCATCGTCGTCTAAACGAACTGGAGCAGCTTTTGTTGGAGCCTTAGGAGTTTCGATAGCTCCGTCAATGCTTTCGATTTTTGAGATCAGTGATTTGAAATCCATGTTAATATCCTTGCCAAATATGGTGTATTACTTATTTATCTTCGAACTAAATTACCTTCACCGAATAAACTAACGTTCATATCTAGTGCATTATCTGTAGGTTTTTGCTTTTTGGGCTTGGGCTGCGGCGGCGCTTTTGTACCACTTTTTCCACCCCAAGGGCTTCCTGTGTAGCTTTTTTTGCCTCTTGCAGGACCTGGGCTAATATGCGGATTTGCTACTGTAGCGATATTTCCAGAACTGGTAGAGCCAGCTGTAGCGGATTCTGCGATAATTTCTGTAATTTTCATAATATACTATTTATTCCGTCCGCTTTTCATGTTAGCACACCAATGGTACATTTTAGCTTTCTCACCTGATGCATTTTTAGCACGTTTGCGTAGATCAGTTACAGAACCATTACAGCTAGCACCTGCACGTTTTACTCGACCTGGGCGACTTTTGCCTTTTACTTTACCGTCGGCGAAGTTTTCTAGTAGTTCTGCGATTCTCATCTCGATGCCAACTTAAATTTCTTAAAATCTATGAATGCTTCCTTGCGATCTTCTAGACCGTTAAGCCCTGGATTGATAGGTTTAGTTACTGATCTTACGTCATTAAAATTAGTTACGTTAGGCTGCACACGTTGTTTCCAAAACCATACAGCGATCTTAGCAGCCACTTCTGGTTTTTCTGCTAGCTGAGGTTTCTGTTCTAACGGTAACCCTAGAGCTTCTCCTGCTCTCTTATAATTATATCTACCGGTGAGCTGTAGATAACCTCTGCCTTTATACCTAGCACCGTCGCCTACCTTTTTATTTCCTAACGCTCGAGCTTTATTAGGTGCGTACTTAGGATCATACTTGCGGAAATCTAAACTACCGCCGTACTCAACCATTGATTTAAAGTCGTGGCTTTCGTGAGCGCATTGTGCTAGGAACGCTGCTAACTCTATAGGATTCGTGATACCTGCTGCTCTAGCAGTTCTTGTTAGCACAGCTTCGTGGGTAGTTCCTGTTAGCGTTTTGCTGATATCTATTTTTTTCTTTTCTACTTTCTTTTCCGCAGACGGTTTTTTATCTTTGCCTGGAATCACTAATTTCTGTCCAGGAGAGATAGTAAAATTTTTATCTAGTTTATTGGCCTTGGCAATATCTTTAACATCTACGCCCTGTGACTTAGCTATGGAATAAACAGTATCGCCTTTCTTGACAGTATGAGCTTCTGCATCTCCCATACCTCCGAATGCCACACCAGCTCCTAGAGCTAATCCAGCTAATGTATCTTTCCAACCTTCTTCTACTCCGAACTCTTTACCTTTGAGTTTAGTACCAGTGACACCTTGCACCAATGCCCAGGCTTTGGCATAAGCCTTTTGTGCTATAAGTTTTTTAAGCAGATCTTTTTCGAAACTAGATGCTGTGTTCATAAATTTGAACACTTCCATAGCACCAATATTACCGTCATAACTAGCTTCGCCTACTCCGCCGCCATCTCCGGAGTCTCCGCTATATCCTGTGAGGTATCCGTAACCGCCGAAAGGACCAGGACCATAAGCAGCCCACCGTGGCTTTTTACGTTTGCGTTTTTTTTCTACAACGAATTCGTGTGCTCTCATACTGGACTATAGGGATTCAAGGGACGGTCTTCTTCTCCCTTCTGTTCTGGATATACTAAATCAGTTTGTATACCAGGAACAGTTCCTAGAAACTGGCTTTCTTTGATCTTGTGTATAGGATCGTTAGGATCTAATACGCAATCTTCTTCTCCAGTGTCTACTTTGTATGTAACGCGATACTGTTTCATACTGTCGGAGACTCGCCGGTTATATAGACTTCCCATTTCTTACCGGTATCGGTAGATTTTTTACGAGCCCAGTCTTTTAACTGCTGGTAGTGTTGTTTTTCACGGAAGTCATCTGCGTGAATACCACGACCTTGAAATACTTTCCACTTCTTGCCGTTGATATAGACAGCAAAGTTATTGGGCGGTTCAGTGTTGCCTTCGTCCCAATCTTCTGGATCTCTTACTCTTTCCATTTCAATGCTTTCATCATAATCATCTGCTGTTAGATTTACAGCATATTTGATATACTTGGGATTGTTCTTTAAAACGGTTTTTAGTTTGTCCATACCACGATCAGTGAATGTCTGTGCTCGGTGATCCCACATTCCTGGAACGTCGCTGAGTTTACTAACAATGTTTTGTATCTTGCCTTTGATGCTATCGTCAATGCCGAAGAAGCCTTCAGAGACACCTTTTCTTGGCAAATATTCTAACTGATCCGAAACAAAGTCCTCGTCGTAGCTGAGATAATAACGAATAGCCTTTGGACTCATGCCTGCTTTTTCCATGTATTCGCCCATTATCTTGATCAGTTCACCTTCTTTGTCTGGGCTATATGTTATGCCATCTCGGGCCATTTGTTGGCCTATAGATAAATTATCGGAGCCTTCCGAGACACCTTGCTCATCTAAACCTTTTTTTCGTAATTCCTTGTTGGCTGCTTTCCAATCAACTTCATTTCTACTCTGGCTCATTCTTGATGGGGCAACACCGTAAGTATCTCCCTTCACTGTTTTGGTATGTTTAGCGATGATCTGTTGTCGCTCTTGTTCTCTTTTTTGTTGTCGGTATTGACGCATCTGCTCTTCGCCACGGGCAGTGAGTCGCCCGTCGGGACCAGTATCTAATGTATCTCCCTCCGCCACACCTTCGTCATACATTTTATTTTTATGTTTGACGTCACCTTGCTTTTCGGCTTTCTTTTTATCTTTGTGTGCGCCAGCACCCGCAGTCTTTTGATTCTTGACCACGAAGTTTCTCGGCTTGCTTGCTGGTATAAATTCTTTTGCTTTCATGATGATCTCGATTGTTTAGGACCAGTGCGGCATTTCCATTTTTTATCTGTTGAACAATAATAGCGACCGTACTTACAGCCTTCTTCTAGGTCTTCGTTAATACCCATACCTTTACGCACTGCATCATAGAGTTTTTGTGCTAATTCTCCAGCACCAGTAGCTTCTTTAAATGCTTCGAGGTCTCCGTTGGCAGCAGCAGCTCTAGCACCGCTAGCTGATATTCCTGCAACACCTTCGGCGCCGTCTTCTCTGTCTCCACTAGATACAAAATCTAGAACTTCGAACTTGTAATAGCCGTGACTCTTGCCCTCTACTCCGTTGTAGGATTCTAATAATTTTTTCATATCTTCTAAACGATCACTGCCTGCTACGAATGTTGCTGCGGTGTAACCTTGGTCATAGAGATATGACGCTACTTTGACTACAGTATTCAGACTGCTGTCTTCTACAACGTCACCGGCATATTCAGGAAACATCTTTTTAATAAATCTAACCTTAGTAGAATAGTCTAATGGATTCTTTTTAGCATCTTGGCTCTGGCTGACAAATACTTTCATCTCGCCGCCTTGTTTAGCCATAGTATCTAAGAGTTGTTTGTGTCCGATGGTAGGGGGGTTCATCCTGCCGAAGCAGAATGTCGCATGCTTAACTGCATCCTCGAATAATTCTTTAATTTTCATAATCGCCGCGTTCTATGATTTTTTCTTGTTCTTCGGCGCAGCGTTTAGCTAGCTCGATAATTTTAGCTTTGGGAAACTTTTCTTCCGGATCTTCGATTTCGTACTGCTGACAATACGCTTCTTTACAGGCTTCTAATGGTCGGATATAGACTTTGAAAACATTAGGATTACCACGATGTTCTTTGTGTCTTTTTACCGCAGGAAAGAAATGACGACTTAAAATGTCAGTATCATTATCTATAAAAAACTTGAGATCGTCTAGCCAATCGATTTCTTGATCAGTTTCTTTGGGAGCACCGATGGCGCTGAACATTTCTCTTAATAACATTACCAGCTCCTACAAGACCAATAACGTGCTTTCCAACGTGGACCTGGATTCTTACAGTTGTGGCGGGCACGGAAAGATTTTCTACGTGCTGGATTTGATTTTTTAATACGCATCTTCTTGTCGCCAAAGTTTACTTTGACAATCTTGCCATTAGGCTTGCGTACATATACTTTTGATTTTTTAACATCGCCGGGTAGTTTCTTGCCTAGGGGGACTTCTTTACCTTGATACTTGGCTTCGTCCATATCAAAGTCTTCGGCATATTTGTTGGCCTTGAGATAATCACGAGCGGTGTCTAAGTAATCCATGGCTTTAGTGATCTTAGCCTGTACCCACTCTGGGAGATTCTCGTCTGCTTGGATGATGCTGTACAGTTCTTTGGCAGCATCGTTGACAGTGCGCAGCTGATCTTTTGCCATATCGCCTTCTCGATCGTACTCACCTTGATTATATTCAGCATCTGGATTTTCCGGGCCGTGATCTTCTTCTACGCTTTCTTTGGGTACACAGTTAGGAACTGTTTTACCATTCTTTTTCTTGGTGCCTACGGGTTTGTAGCCTTTCCAACATGGATTATCTTTGGGATCACGCAGACCTTCTGTAAGCTCGCCTTCTAAGAACAGAACACCCTGTTCTTCTAGCATACCCATTGCTGTATCATCTAGCTCGATAACGATGCCGTCTTCTACAAAACCGACAATTTCTGTTGCGATTTCGTGATCTTCTGAAAAGCTGATGCCAAAAGCATCGCCGATTTCGAATGTATTTTGCTCTTGAACGGGCTGTTCTAGCTGTGATAATTTTTCTAAAATATCTCTCATAGTATCTTCCGTAAGGTGATACTATATTTATCGTTTAACAGATCTTAGTAATTAAATCGGATTTCGACTATAGAACCGTCTTGTATGTTATATGCGGCGCGGATCCAGACAAAACTGCCTGTAAAGTTTACAGAAGCGTTCTCTACACTGGTGCTATCTGTGGGAGTCAATGCGATTCCGTCTAACATTGTACTGTCTCCTCCGATTTCCGTACCCGTAATATCAAACCAGCTGGATTCTCCAGGATATAATTCCAGAGATGCTTGTAGTTTAATTGTTCCTATAAAAGAGTTTACTGAGTAAGTTGCTGTGTGTGTTACAGAATCTTGGTTATGATAACCAGCTCCGGGTTTCTTATCGGTGTATGAAAAAGTAACAGAATCAACAGACTCTTGATTTAGATTCTGTGCTAATAAGGTAGTTTCTATGGACATACCTTATTTATCGCAAAGCTGGTACTCGTAGACCTTGCCACAAACTTCGATATTTCTGAGTTTTAGCATTAGTAAAGTAGGTTCGTCTTCTACCCAAATATATCTACGATCCCAGTTCCAGTCAGTCATTAAGAACCATTGTTTTACAGAATTAGATATAGATATTCTGGGATTTTGAACTTCTAGCCAATTAAGGTATTTTAATTTAGAATCTCGATCCTTATGTAATTTGTGCGGAAGTAAAAATACTTTATAGCGATATCTGTCATGCGGCAGCTTTTTAGTTTTTATAATATTTCCATCGACTAACGGAATATCGGGAGACGGCTGAAACCTTTTCTTAATTAAATGAAAAAACTTAAGAGAAAGGTTATTATATAATGTTTCGTCATTGGTATATACATCTAATTGATGTCGCTCTATCCGAGTTTGCCAAGACTTACGATCGTGTGTTAACAGCATATTAGCTAGATCTAATATGTTATTTTTATTGTTAACGACCTCATTAAACCATCGATATTCGTGACCTTCTTCTAACCAATCGTTAAGATTTTCTAGGCTGCACATTCTAAAGGCAATACTGCCGTTCATTAAAAGACTAACTTTATAGTCCCATTTATCATAGAACTTGCGTTTAGTTTTCTTGGTTTTCAGAGGTAGCATTTAATTCCTGTTCTTTGGCAGCTAGTGCGGCAGCTTTGATTGCTTTTCTTTCTTCTTTGGTTAAAGGCTTAGGCATTTCCTCTACAGAAAAATCTAATTTATCGTCTACGATAGTAACAGTAACTCTCCCGCCATTAACTAGATCACCAAAAAGAACTCTACGACTCAATGGACTCTTGATGTCATTATCGATGACACGAGCTAGCGGCCTTGCACCCATCTTCTTATCATAGCCCTTTTTAGCTAACCATTTAATAGCTTTGCTATCTGCTGTGATTTCGATAAACTTATCGTTAAGCTGTGTGTTAAGTTCTGCGATAAATTTGCCAACGATGCTTTCGACAACCTTAGGACTGAGGCTAGCAAATTTAATAACTGCATCTAAACGATTGCGGAACTCGGGAGCAAAGAATTTCTTAATTGCTTTATCATCCTCGCCGTCGCGTTCTAATTCACCAAAGCCGATAGTGTTGTTTTCATTATCTCTGGCACCTAGGTTAGATGTCATAATAAGGATACAGTTGCGACCATCAGCTTGCTTGCCATTTGAGCCAGTTACGAAACCATTGTCCATAAACTGTAGTAAGATGCTGGAAACATCTGGGTGAGCTTTTTCGATCTCGTCTAGCAATAGCACACAGTTAGGTGTTTCTTGCAGTTTAGTGATCAGTTGCCCTGCGTTGTCTTCGTATCCAACATAACCCGGAGGAGCACCAATCAACCGTGCCACACTATGCTTTTCTTGATATTCGCTCATATCGAATCTCACCAACTGCATGCCCATTTTATCAGCCAACGCTTTGGCAGTTTCTGTTTTACCGGTACCTGTCGGACCTAGGAATAAGAAACTACCAATTGGTTTATTAGGGGATTTCATACCCGATTGTGCTACAAATACTTTATCAAGCAATACTTCGATCGCATTATCTTGACCATATACTGCGGCTTTCATAGATTTTTCTAGATCAGACAGATTTTTGCTTTCTTTCTGAGCTACAGTTTCTAACGGCATATTGATCATTTTACTGAGTTCGTAAGTGATCTGCTCGATGTCTACGATCTGCTCAACACCTTCCATAGTCTCATCGTCTTTGAGTTTATAACGTGCCGCAGCGCAGTCAATGATATCAATAGCCTTATCCGGCAGTTTTTTATCTGCCATGTATTTTACAGATAGTTTAACAGCTTGATCAATCGCTGCATCTGTGATTTTTACATTATGATGCTGTTCATAATATTTTTTGATACCTTTAATAATTTTTACAGTGAGTTCGGATGTAGGCTCGTCAATAGTTACACGTTGGAATCGACGCATCAAGGCACGATCCTTTTCAAAGTGCTTGCGATATTCTTCCCATGTTGTTGATGCGATCAGTTTGATAGTGCCTTTGGTTAGCATAGGCTTGATCATATTACTCATATCGTTCGAGCTTTGGCTAGCAGCACCGGCACCTTGCATCATGTGTGCTTCGTCAATGAAAAGAATAATTTTACCTTTCTTTTCGAGGGCAGCAATAACTGCCTTTAGTCGCTCTTCGAAATCTCCGCGATATTTGCTACCTGCTAGAAGTGTGCTAATGTCTAACGTGTAAACTTGATGATCCTGGATAAACTTAGGAACTTTCTTTTCGTGGATTTTACGAGCAAGTCCTTCTGCAATCGCAGTTTTACCTACACCTGGCTCTCCAACCATTAACACATTACATTTGCTACGTCTTGCTAAAATTAGTTGAATTTTTTCTAGTTCTTCGTCTCGACCAATAACAGGATCGATCTTTCTCTGTTTAGCTTGTAAGCTAAGGTTGGTACAGAATTGATTAAGGATTCGATCAGCTTGGCTGGCATTAACGACTTGATGTGACACTTCGTGTTCTTCTTCTTGAATAATAGTTTCTTGGAAATGCTTGATGAATTTTTCTTTTGTTATCCCGCCTTTAGTTAGAAAATAATAGGCAAAACTATTTTTCTCTGACAAGATGCTAACAATAACATCAGCTACTTCGATTTTATTACGACCTCCAAACAGCACCTGCGTAAAACATCTGTTTAATACACGTTCTACTGAACTGGTTTTTTTAGGTTTAGTAGCAGACTCTGATTTAATGTCTGCGAGATTGTTTTTAATATAATGTTCTAGATTTCCTTTAATGAAATCGATGTTAGCTCCGAAATCAGAAAGAAATTTCCCTGCCTCTGGATCTGATACGATTCCGAACATTAAATGTTCTAGTGTAATGTATTCATGATTAAGGCTTTTCGCGACCTCGACAGAATTGTCGAAAATATTTTGCAGGTGCTGACTTGGTTCAATCATTTATTTTTCCTTAATTTTTTCATAGCTAATTGTAGCTTGAGTTTAGACACTTTGTCAACGAAACATACTCCGTTTAGGTGATCGAGTTCGTGCTGAAAACACTTAGACAGATATCCTGTTAGTTTTGCTTCGATGATATCGCCTTTAGCATTTTGATAGGCCACTCTTACCCATGCGGGTCTTTTTACTGTAAGATATAGGCCAGGATAGCTTAGACAGCCTTCTTGGTCTAATACAGTTTCTTCGCTGGCTTCGAGTATAACGGGATTGAAAAGAGCGAACGGCTGCGGAAAGCCCTCGATACTATAACTCCCCATCACAAATACTCTTTTAGTCAATCCAATCTGATTAGCAGCCAGCCCTATTCCTCGATTCTCGATCATAAACTGAATCATTTTAGATTCTAACTCTGCTGCATCACCGTCGGTATTGAAATCCCAAGCGGTGCTAGATTGTACTAGACTGTCGTGCGGTCCTAATTTAAATTCCATTTTTTAGTTTCTCTACTAGTTGTCGATTTTGTTGATTTAGATTTTTTGGTATTTCTACTTTAATTCTTAACAGTAAATTTCCTCTGACTCGATTTCGAATGTTGGGCAAACCTTCTCCGGTAATTCTCAATACAGTTTCCGGTTGTGTTCCGGGAGGAATAGTTATGTTGAGGGTTTTATTGTCTAATGTGTCAATGTTAACACTTGTGCCTAAAATAGCATCCCAAACTGAAATCCTTTTTTCTAACAATAGATTTGATCCGTCTCTGCCAAATTCAGTAGTATTCCTTACTAATACATTAACAATCAAATCTCCAGCCCGCACACCAGGTATGCTGTTATCGCCCATTCCCTGATACTTAATTTGTTGTCCATGTTCTACCCCAACAGGAACGCTGATGTTGATCATTTTTTTCTGACCGCTAGGTAAAGTTATTTCTGCATCAATGTCTTTTCCGTTTAAAACATCTTGCAGACTAATTTCTACATTTACACTGATATTTTTGTTACGGCGTTGTCTTGCAAATCCTGGACCGAATCCAAATGCGCCGAACATGTCCTCCATTCCCGGGGGTACTCCTCCCATGTGAAACTCGAACGGTCCTTGTCTGTAAAATCCTTGATTATTTTGATTGTTAGGGTCCATTCCAGAATCAAACATCTGACGTTTTTGAGGATCACTAAGAACATCGTAGGCTGTAGAAATTTCTTTAAATTTCTTTTCGTCACCGCCGCGATCGGGGTGGTGTTTCATTGCTAGCTTACGATATGCTTTTTTGATTTCCTCGTCTGAGGCTCCTCTTTTAACACCTAATATATTATAATAATCCATTGATTTATTTTACGAAAAAAATAGGACTGTGTCAAACAGTCCTATATATTTACTCAGGGGTTACTGAGTGATTATTTTTTCTTAGCGTCTTCGATCTTGGTTCCCTCAAACTTTTGACGAACTTTTACCTTGGTACAATTCTGCTTGGGTTTTTTGGTTTTAGGATCAATTACGGGTTTACCGTCCTTGCCCTGTACGTCTAGACATACAGTTTTAACTTCGGGTTCTTTCTTTGGTTCTTCTTTTTTCTCACCTGCATAAACTGCGGTAGTGATAGTAAAGAGTCCTGCTACTAATAATGCTGATAGTGATTTCATATCACACTCCTTTTAAAGTTCTTCTCCCTGCTCAGGGGCAGGTCCTTTTGGTGTTGGTTTAGCCGGCGTATTTATTATTCTCG